CCTTTTTTGTAGCCGTCCCGATACTCTTTACCAGCTCCGGCTTCCGATTGTAGGCCTCCATTTGCGCCCGCGTTTTGTGGCCGCTGAACAACTGCTTGTCGCCCTCGAAATCGCTGATACCTTTGGCCTTCAGGTCGTGGAATGTGAATGATTCGGCAATCAGCCCCTGGGCCAGCGCGCGCTTCAGGACGCGGGACCAGATCGAGTTGAACCCGTCCCGCGTGTACCGCTGCCCGTCGCGGTTGCGGATGATCCACATCGTACCCAGCCTGGCCGGCTGCGCCAGCGCCAGATCGATCGCCGCACGCAGCTCCACTGTCCAGCCCTTCACCTGGGCCTTCCCGGTCTTCCCCTGCTTGATGTACAGCCCATCATCGAGCAGGTGCTGGCGCTGACGGTCGAGCACGTCCTGCTGTCGGGCTGCGCATCGATAAGCGATCTCCATGGCCGCCCTCATCATGGGTGGTGCGATGCTCAGCACGGCCTGATATTCGGCGTCCGTAACATAGCGGTCGCGGGGCTTCTCGCGAAATGTCTTGACGCCGATGCATGGGTTCCGCTTTACCAGCCCTCGCTCGAAGCCCCAGCCCATGATTGTTGAGAGCAGAGACCGCTCCCGGTTCGCCCGCACGGTCGAAACGCGGCCGCGCAGGTCCATGTATCTCCGCACGTCCTCTGGCTGAACTGAGCCGGGCGATACCCGTCCGAAGGTCTGGCGTAGCAACTTGGCGCAGCGCTGATAGTCGGCGCGGGTGTTCGGCTTCAGCCTTGAGAAATCGGCCGAAGCGAAGTACATGTCGGCCAGCTTGTCGAAGTCAAAGCGGGTGCGGGTCGCGGATAGCGCTTTCTCATACGCCACCCACACCGCCGCTTTGCTGGCATCCAGGGCGCACAGCCGGATTGTGCCGCCCCCCTTGGGCTTCCATTCATATGCCGAGCGACCCCGATAGACACGGGGTGGCATCCACATGTCGTCAACGTTGCGCTGCCGCGGCGGCATATTCCAGGACCTCGAATCTGGGGGAGTCATTGCTGGTTTCCGACTCTACAGCACGCCGCACAGCCGACCAAATCACCACCGGGCGCCCGCGGATATCGACAAAATAGGGGATCCGGTTTGCCCTCAGCACCTCCATCTGCTTGCCTTTGTGGCTGCTGCCTGTAAGCGCTGCCAGCTCCTCGCCGGTCAGTATTTCGCTCATTTCACCACCCCCCATCCTCCGACACGTGCTTTCGTTCGTCGGTGAGCAGCGGCGGCGTGGGCGCCATGGGATGCCGCGGGTGCGCTATTGTCTCCCCGGCCTCGACTGTTCTTCTCCGTGATTATTGTTGCATCCGTGGCCAGTGCTGCTGACCCGGACATGGCCATCAACTCCTCATTGTCATTGATTGGTCGGGATGTGCTCTGCTGGTGCTGTTCATAGCCGCGCCATTCTGCCAATCGGTGGCGTCGGCAGTGGTAGCCAGCCCCTGATCATTCGCTCGGACGCACTGACCCAGCACGGGTCGCCTCTGCCTTGGTAGACACTCCACTGCATTTCGGCAACCGTCCAGGTCTGCATCGAATCGTTCCAGACCGCGAGGGCTGCCCAAGGCCAGCCGACATCGACCAGGATGGGGCCGGAGTGCGGGGCGGTTTCGGGTGGGTTCCAGATAACATCACTCACCACCCACCCCGCTTCCGAACGCATTTGCCATGTAGTAGGAGTTGCTCGCGCACGCTTGAATGACTTCCGCGCTGTCGTTGTAATGACCTGGCTGAACTGTGTCTTTCGCAAGCACCATGCACTCCCGGAAGATGCTGAGGCGCAGCTCGCCGTAGGCGCGGTCGTATTCTGGGTCGCAGCCGGCCAGGGCGGTCACGGAAATCGCCAATAAGATCGCCTTTTTCACTTGGACTGCACCCGCATCTCGCTCGTATTGATTCTCATGCTTTCTGCTCCAGATATTGATCCCATGCTTTTTGCACGCGGTTGAACATGGTGGGGTCGCCGCCGCGGTCGGGGTGGTGACTGGATCGCTCGTAGCGGTAGGCGCGCACGATCACTTCATAGTCATCATCGGGATCTACATCGAGGACGTGGTACCAGGGCGCTTCGCCAGCGACAGGCGGCGGCAGGGCGGTGAATCCCGTAAACGCCCGGTCGAGGATCGCCGCACCGCCGTGGCGCTCAATGGCGCGCATGGCATCGAGGGTGGCCGCGATGGCCGCGAGGTTGTCGGCCACGCGGTCGTAACGATCGATGGCCATGCAGCGGGTCTCACCTCCGCGGGTGCGCCAGTAGACGGCGGCGCCGGGGTCCGACGGTTCGCGCTGGCCGCTCCTGGGCAGCCCGTCGAGGCGCAGCTGCAGGTTCGTGCTGATCACCAGGTCATCATCGGCGATGCCCATGCGATCGAGCTCACCGCGCACCCGGCCGGTGGCCTCGGCGATTGTCAGCGGACGGCCGTAATCCCAGCCGCCACTGGCGCGGGCGCGACGGGCTCTTCCGAACCGTGCCCGCGTGCGCTGGTGCTCCGACGTGCGCTTCCAGCCGGCGGGCCATTCGAGGGGGAAGGCGGGGATGGTCATCGTTGTGGCTCCGCGCGGCGTGCGTTTTCACTGGTGAGAGGGCGCCACTCGAAATCGCCATCGACTATGGCGGCCTCGTTGTCCTTACAAGAGCAATCAACGCCCGCGTATTGATCAGCGACGGGCCGCCAGAAGCTGCGGATCAGTGGGCCGTGGTTGTCCTCCAGCGCCTCGGGAACGCCGAACTGATCGAGCACCCAATGTGCTTCTTCGAGCGAGCAGCGCGCCGGCCCCAGTGGCGTGCTCTTGCTGACGCTGAGGTGGTATTGGGGGATGGGATCTCCAGCAGCGGCCAGCAGGCCATCGGCCACTTCAACGGCGCTGATCACATAGAGCTGGCGCCCCGCGAAGTGCCAGGCTTCGGTGTCGAACTCGGTAGGCAGTACGACCCGGCGCCTGACCCAGCCGATGCCGGCTGGGCGCTTCGGGCGAATAATGGAGTGGCCTGTCATGCTGCGGCCCTCAGTGCGTCAGCCCATGGGTTGTTGGCTCGCGCGATTGCAGCCATCGGCGGCGGGCTGACGCTGTTGCCGACCATGAACACCTGTTCGGATTTCGTGAAACGGCGGCCGTTGTGGCCGTGCTCGATGATGTAGCCATCGGGGAAGCCCTGGGCGCGGTACAGCTCACGGGGGGTGAGCATCCGCAGCCCGATGTCGACGATCACATAGGGCGCGCCGGCAATCGTCACGGTGACCAGGGCCATGCGATCCTTCGTGGTGATCGTGTCGAGCGGGTCGCGCAGCTCCAGCGGTTGTCCGTTCCCATAGTAATTGACCAGAAATGCCGCCACGCGCAGCGCGCCGGCTTCGTGCTCGGGCGACAGCGTGTATTCAACGACGCCGTGGTGCTCGCCGCCGGCGCTGATGGTGTGCAATGGCTCCAGCGGGTCCCGGGCATCGCAGTTACCCCGCAGGTGGGCAAGGTGGGCCGTCACCAGCTGCTGCTGGCTGCCGGTGTTGGTGACGGTGGTCAGCGGCTCGCGAAGGTCTTTCGCATGGGTGGTGTTGTAGCCACCGTTCATTTGGGCGAGAAAGGCGGTGGCCATGGCATGAGTGCCACCGCCCGCCAGAATGGTACCGAGGGGCGCAGCGGGGTCGTGTTCGCCGCTTCCCCGCCGCTTCGTGACGCCAGCACCTTCACCATGGGCCACGCGGACCAGCGCCGGAGAAACGACGGCATGGCTTCCGCCGCGGGGCCACGCGGTCACCGTGCTGAGGGGCTGGTGGGCGGACTGCATACCATCCCGCGACCAGTTGGCGATCGGCACGATGAACGGCTCGGCGGCGTCGAGCACGTAGCGCTGCATGCCCCGAGCGATGCGACGCATGGTGGCCTCGGCCAGCGGTCGCGTTCGCTCGAAAATGCTGGGGCAGGGGATGCTCCAGTCGATGCACTCCGCCGCAGAGCGCCACGGCTGCAGGCCGCTCTTCTTCTCGGGTTTCTTTGCGTGGGTCGGCTCCGGCCAGATGATCGGCTCGCCATCCCTGCGAGCGACCATGAAGAGGCGTTGGCGGGTGGTCGGGGCGCCGTAGTCTGCGGCGCAGAGGGTCTGCCACTCCACTTGATAACCCATGCTGCTCAGCAAGGCGACGAACCGCCGCCACGTCTGGCCGGCCCGGCGCTTGTCGGGCACCAGGTACTGCTCCTGCACCGGCACCCGCTCGCCCGGCCCCGCAATAGTGCGATCCAGCTTCATCACGCGGCCGGTGGCCGGGCAGCGTTTCGCCACCAGCGGCCCCCAGTTCAGGATCTGCTTCACGTTTTCCAGCGATATCACGCGCGGCCGCACGATACCTGCCCACTTCAGCACGACCCATGACAGGTTGCGGATCTCGCGCTTGCGCGGTTGGCCGCCGGCCGCCTGACTGTGGTGGGTGCAGTCGGGTGATGCGTGGAACCAGCCCACCGGCCGCCCGCCAGTTTCGTCGAGGGGGTGGCCATCGAAAACGTCGGTGACCAGATGGCGCGCATGGGGATGGTTGGCTTCGTGCATCGAGAGCGCCGCCGGATTGTGGTTCTTGGCAACCGCCACGGGCCGGCGCAGGCCCATCTCCAGCCCCGTTGATGCTCCACCACCGCCAGCGAAGTAGTCGACGATGATCTCGTCGGTGAAATTCAGGGCGAACTGGGTGCGGAACTGGTAGGCGCCAGCAGCAGATGCCTCAGCCATTGGCCACCTCCAGCGCATCGAACAGGCCAGGCATCGACATCTCCCGAGCGGCCGCTGCGCAGTAGGCGGCGCCGTCGAGGAAATAGGTGGGGGAAAGCTCGCAGCCGCGGCCGTAGCGTTTCAGGCGGATGGCGCAGTAGGGCACGGTCATCAGGCCACCGAACGGGTCGTAGACCGTCTCGCCTTCCATGGTGTACTGCTCAATGCAGCGATCGACGATGTCGAACTGCAGCGGGCAGAGATGCATCTCGCGCCCCTTTGCTGCCTGGTTCGCATTGAGCGTGCGCATGCGGGTGATGTTGGTCCACACGTCCGGGTGCCAGGACTGTGGCTGCAGCAGCATGAAGGTGCTGGGCAGCCAGCCCGCCTGATCGACGTGTTCGGCGATCCGCACGTCATGCCGAAAGTCGTAGACGTTCTGCAGGCTGTGGCGGCGGAACAATTGGAAGATGGCAGCCTGATCGAGACCCTCCAGTTCCTCTGGGCAGAGCGGCCGGTCGCCGCTGCTGCGGGCGAAGCCGTGCGCATCGAACTGCCAGCGAGGGCGGGTGTAGGTGGCCTTGTCCTTCACCACCGGCACGTCGGCGTAGCCATTGCTGCGGTCGGTCGGCGCCTTGCGGAAAACCAGCAGGTATTCAGGCATGCCGGCGCCCATGCGCGAACCATCCTTGCACTGCTCCGACCAGCCGAGCCGGTAGGTCTGGTTGTTCTCCCGCACCACGTCGGTGACGATGGTCTTGCGAGCGATGAAGGCGAATCCGTGCTTCTGGAAAGCGGCCACGCATTCATCACTGAAAGGCTGCACGGTCTGAAAACCGTAGCCGTTGATGCCACCAGGGGTGATCCGGTCCTTCACATGGATGGCGGCGATGCGCCCGGGTTGCAGCACGCGGTGCAGCTCCGGGATGAGGAAATCCATCTGCTGCCAGAAGTGCGCGTTGTCGTCGGTGTGGCCGAAGTCGTTGTAGCTGGGGCTGTACTCATACTGCGTGCTGAAGGGGATGCTGGTGACGATCAGGTGCACGCTGTCGCTGGGCATCTGCCGGGTTTCGATCACGCAGTCGTTGTTGACGACGGTGTAGCCATCCCCAGAGGCCTCGACCCGCTCCACGCCCAGGGAGCGCGCCAGCTGGCTGGCCATGGCTGCATGCGACAGCCCGAAATCGCGAATGATCTTGCTCATTTTCTCCGCCATGTCGTTGTGCTGCGCCCACTTCCGTTCCAGCTGGCGCCGCACCTCGCGCTCGGCCTCGGTGTAGATCAGGTCGATGCGGACGGGCTGGTGCTGGCCGAAGCGCTGGATGCGGTGGACCGCCTGGATGAAGTCACGGAACTTGAAGCCGATGCCCAGGAACACGGCCTGGGCGCAGTGGCGCTGGAAGTTGCAGCCGGCGCCCGCTATGACGGGCTTGGCTGCGAGCTCGGGGAACCGGCCATCGCTGAAATCGATGATGGCCTGCTCCCGCTCGTCGAGATCCTGCGTGCCGTAGACGCTGACGACGCCGGGAACCGCTTTCTCGATCGCGGCCCGCTCCGCCTCGAGGTCGTGCCAGATCAGCCGGTGCGCGTCCGGCGCTTCGGCGCGAATCTGCATCAGCTTCTCGATGCGGGCCGGCAGGCTCTCGCGCTTCTCTCGGGCCGCGTCTTGCACGCCAATGGCAGTGGAGCGGAACAGGCGGGCCTGGCCATCCTTCTCGTGCCCCGCCTCGGCATGGTTAGTGGGCAGCTCGTGCCAGCGCACATCCAGTGGTGGCAGCTGGTAGCCCTCGTCGCTGAACCCCAGGTCTGATGGCCGCTGCACGAACAGGGCCCAGCTCGCCACCCACAGCCAGAACTCCTCCTCCTTGTGGGCGTGCAGGGTGAGCTGGTCTGCCTTCTCGCTGTTGCGCTTGAAAAAGCGGGTCTTGGCCGCGGCCACATCCATGATCCCGAGGTAGGCGGCGTACGCCAGCAGCTCGATGTAGTCATTCGGGCTGGGGGTGGCTGTGGCCACGAGCCGGTACCGGATCCCCTCGGTGCGGATGCCGGCCTCGCGGTCGTCGCCGGCGAACAGCTTCATGAACTCCCGGAAGGTTTTCGATCCGCCGAAGCCGCGCAGCACATCAGCTTCGTCCAGGCTGGCAGCATCGAACAGGCGAGGGTCGAGCTTGCCGTCACGCACGGTCTCGTAATTGGTGAGGTAGACACCGGTAGCGTCCGCCTCCTCAATTCGGCGGATGAACCGCGGCGGCGCCGCCCAGCCGAGCCGTTCGACGGCGTCACGCCGGAACTCCTGCCGGACCCCCAGCGGCAGCACGATCAGGCCCCGTCCGCCCACGTGCTCGCTTGCCAGTCGCACGAACTCCAGCTGGATGACGGTTTTGTGGAGGCCGAACGAAGCAAACAGGGCGCGCCGCCCGCCGTGCAGGAGCCAGGGCACAATGACGCGGCAGTGGGGCTTCATGGCCGGATTCATGGCCGAGGCCTCGACCTCGAAACCGTGCGACTCTGCCGTGGGCACCTTGGCCCGCAGGAACCGATCGTAGGAGTCCGCCACGGTCATGCTGCCTCCCCGCCGAACTCCGCCAGCAGGTCCGCCAGCAGCTGCCCCAGCGTGTTGCCCAGCAGCACCAGGTCGGCTGCGGCCTGGGCCGCGGCATCCTCTTCTTCACCGTGGGCCCCGGACACCAGCTCATCGTCGAAGGCGAGCCGACGCAGGGCGAGGGTATCGTCGAGTAGGCACGAGGCCTTGCCGTCCCAATGGATCTCCGCCTTCATCACCCGCTTGCCGGCTTCGATGTGCTGCAGCACCTCATCGCTGCGCAGATCCTGCCCGCGCACCCGCACCACATTGCTGCTCTCCTGAATGTCCCGCAGCTCGCACTGCTGGCCCAGGGTGATCACCTCGGGCGCCGCGCCGTGCTGCAGCCAGCCCGTCATCGCGATCGCGGGCCAGGCGCTGGGACGCACCGGCACCACCGGCAGTGCCCCCAGGTCACTGCGCAACTGGCTCAGCAGCTCCTCGGCGCGGTCTCGGCTGGCGGTGTCCACTACCAGCAGCCCAGCGGTGGGATCGATATAGGCGTGGGTGTGGGTCGAGCGGGTGAGTGCGCGGGGGAGCAGGTCAACCATCACCTCCTCCTTCAGCTCCTTGCGCTCCTTGCGGTACACCGTGCGCTGCTGCTGGTGCTCGATCTCCGCCACCTTGGCCGCCGTCGCCTCCGCCACCGCCGCGGCGGGCAGGATCTTCTGCTGACGTCGCAGACTGACCAGAGTGAAGCCACCGGCGGTGAGGGCCAGGGCATTGCTGTCTGGCAGCACTGGCGCCCAACCAACGCGGGCCGTGTCCTGGCTGCCACAGGGCTGGAACGGGCTGCTGGCGAGGTGATTGCCGATCTCGCCGATCGGCACCGCCAGCGGAGACATCAGGCGGTAGAAAAGGGCGTTCGTGAAAAGCATCAGTGACTCCTCATCAGCAGTCGTAAAGGTCGTGGTCGAGGCAGATCGCATGGATTGCGGGGATGGCCCGGAACACGCACAACCTCCCCTCGAATCGCTGCACCTGTTTCAGGTAGCGCTGGCCCGGCTCTATGCGCCAGCGGCTGCGGCGGGCGTGGGCAATTGCGCGAAGCTCCCGGAACGAGAAGTGGCCAGTGTGGGGACCACCGTTGATAAGCCATTCAGCGGCCTGGCAGGGGTAGCCCCGGCGCGCCACGGGCTGGCTCTCCCGGAGTAATACGACCTCACACATGGGCTGCCCCTTGGCCAGCGGCTGGTGCTGCCGGCTCATCGCCCCGGAGGGGGTAGGCCTCCATCCCCATGATCTCGGCCACCGTGATATCCATCGGGCGCACGCCGGTCTGGCGGAACACCGTCAGCTCATCAGCGCCTGCCGTGCGCATCTCCATGGCGAGCGCTATGTCCTCGGCGAATACAGCGGGCATGGCATGGCCTCCTGATTGCTGGTGCCGGGTTACCGGGCGTTGGGGCGACGGCGCTCGCCGGCGGCGAGGCGTTGGTAGACTTCCTCGCGGTGCACGCTGACGGACTTGGGCGCCTCGATGCCGAGGCGCACCTGGCCACCGCTGATGCCGGTGACGGTGATGCGGATGTCGTCACCGATGCGGATGGTTTCCTGTATCTGGCGGGTTAGAACGAGCATGGGGTGCCCTCCTGGGCTCAGGTGTTTCGGATGGGGGTGGTGGTGAGGCGGTCGACCAGGGCGGCGGTGAGGCGGCCCTCGATGTCGAGGCGGGTGGTCGCGATCACGAACTGCTCCACCAGCCGGCCGGCGTCGTCGCGGACGGTGGCCCACTCGTCGCCGACCTCGACGCGCAGGTCGTAGCCGCCCAGCTCGACGGCCTTGGCGGCCCAGAATGCGTGCCAGGCGCGGGCATGCTCCTGCGGTAGCGTGGCGCGGGCGACATCGACGGCGAAGGTGGTGCGCTCCACCGGCACGAGGGCGAGCCTGGCGCTCATGGCCGCGCCTCCGCGGTGAGCAACCACGGGTCACCGATGGCTGGTGCCTCAGGCGCTGGCGCCGCCCACCCGCTGATGTAGCGGGCCGGCAGCGGGTCGCTGCAGGTGAGGTCGAGCCACTCGGACTCGATCGCCACGCACTGCCCGGTGGCCGCATCGAACAGCACCACCGGCAGCGAGAGGTGGCGGTCAGCTGCCGCGAGCAGCCCAGCGAAGGCCCCGGCGCACAGCGCCGCCAACAGCAGCGTCTTCATGCCAGCACCTCGCTGGTCAGGTTGGCGGTGGTGACGGGTACGCCAGCTGTCAGTACGCGGGACAGGAGACCGAGCACTTCGCGCAGGCGCCCCCGGTCAGCCTCGTGGCTGAGCCGCAGGGAGGCCTCAAAGAACCAGCGGTAGCTGCTGATATCGCCGGTGGTGCATTCGGAGGTGTAGGCCGACACCGACACGGTGTGGCAGGGCGGGTGGTAGCCAGACCCCCAGCCCACCTCGACATCCACCACGGCCAGATGATGCTGGTTCACCTGCATGGCAGTGCGGATCAGCGACTGCAGGATCGGGTCGAGCCCGGCCGCGTGGCCGCTGTCGGCTTGCGGGACGCCATCCGCCCGGGCGAGGAGAGCGAGGGCATCCTGGTACTCCGGTCGGCCCAGGGTCTCGGCTGGCGCCTGCGCAACGAGAAGCCGCAGGGCGGCGATCGCAGCCAGATTCGGAATCGTGCTCATGATCAGCTCCACAGCATGTCGAGTTGGTCGAGGTCGACATCGCGCCGGCCACGCTGCTGCGCCACCTGGCGGCTGGTGCGGGGGCGCAGGCGGGCCTGATCGACCGGGTGGGAGAGGGTGTGCAGCACCAGCACCGCGAGCAGGGCCGCTGCGGCGTTGCGGGCAGCGCGGCTGATGACGCCGGTGGCGAAACAGTGGGCGATGAAGCTGGCCAGATTGCCGGCGCCGAGCTTGGCCATGCCGTGCTCGATATGGGCCCGGACCGTGCGAGGGCTGATGCCGCAGATCAGGGCGGCCTCTTCCTTCGTCTTGCCCTCGGCAGTCCAGAGGGCGATTTCCGTTTCACGGGGAGTGAGCAGGCCAGGGTGGGCCTCGAATTGATGTCCGTGGATCGTTTCCATGTCCGCACCGTGTTCAGTGATTCTGTACGCAGGTTAGCGGCACTTGCTGTTTGTGTAAAGTAATTCTGAACAATTGCGGAAAGAATGACTGCCGGAAGGGGATGCTGTTCTACGCAAACCGTGGGGGTAGTTTGGTGGTTTGGTGGTTTGGTGGATTGCTGATGCTGGGGCTGTGGTAGGGGTGAGGGCAGGAAGGCGCGGGGCATCTGCTAAAATGAATCACTTCCGTGGAGCTGGCAGAGGCGGCAGCGCCTGCTGTGAGACCGCCGGGCTCTATATCACCGCCTTTCGTCCTACTGGATGCCTATCCATCTGGACAGGGTTAACCCATAGGTTAATAATTTGGAACTGCTGGAGCTTGCAGGGGGTCCATACAGGGTAGTTACCCCCTGGGACGGTGAGAGGTGCTCTGTGCTTGATGATCTCGCCAACGTTCCCACCAACATGGCAGCGCATGCCAGAGGCTTCGCTGCGCTGTTCCAGCGCTATGCAGCGTTCGGCAAGAACGGTCTCACATCGGAGCAGTTCCATGAGGCTGGCGGTGACGATATTTACCGTTTCAGGAAGGGGAGGCTGCGTGTCTATTGCTTCCTGGATGAAACCAATCTGGTGATCTTGTCGCACGCTGCGGTCAAGAAAAAACAGAAGACGCCACCGAGTGATCTGACAAAGGCTGAGGCTGTAAAAAAAGAGTATATGGCCGCAAAAATTGCGGGTGCTCTTTCGATTACTGAGGCGAAAAAATCATGAACGCGAAGAACGGACTTAAGTGGTTCAGTGACGTTGAAAATCACGATGACTTCTGGATTGAAAAAGCCAAGATTGGATTCGCCGTGTCTGTCGATCGGCAGCTGGCATCGCAAAAGGTCAATCGCGCCGGGCTGGCCGAGCGGCTCAAAAAGAGTGCGGCTTACATAACCAAGCTGCTGCGCGGAGACGAGAACCTGACCATCGCCTCCATGGTGCGGATCGCCAGGGCGCTGAATTGCGAGCTGCATATTCATATGGCCCCGAAGGCGCATCAGGTGCATTGGGTGGAGAAAATCAACGGAACCAGGTCGGCCAGCGGCAGCGTTATCAAAAAACCTGTTGCCCGCAACCTGTCAAAAACACCTGTTTGGGCTCAGCAACATGCAGCTTAAGCGCCTTTTTTATCCTCACCAGGAAGTGGTGGCCAACCCCGATTTCAAGCAGGACGGAAAGCTCGATGGGACACACGTATCAGTAACATTTCAGGTGACCGAGCTGAATGCTGAGAACTGCGTGCACGCCGAACTTGGGTTGGCAACGGCTGACCAGAGTGAGAATGCCCCATACATGTTCAACATGCAGGCGTTCGCAACCTTCTGCCTTGAGCCAGGAGTGCAAATGACTCAAGAAGTACGCAGCATGGCCTTCCAAATTATGGTTGGAGTTATCCGCGAGAGATTGGCTGAGCTGACCAGCCGGGGGCCATGGAATATCTTCCTACTATCTCCTCTCCCGATGAGCTATGCCAATCCGGAGAGTGCGCCTGAGTAATGCAGCGCGTGTAAGCGGCCGTCTATCAGCGCCTCCATGCGCTGGTTCAGGCTGTTTGATTAATCAGCCATGATCTCCTGGTAGCGACGCTGGTATTCCTCATAGCTGACGCCGGACTGTTGCAAGATATGCAACTGCTCCTGCCGCCATTGTGTTTTCGATATTGCTCCGCTGCTTGGGTGTGCTGGTGCCTCCTGATGTCCACGCAGAGGGGTATAACTGTTTGACGGCGTCCCTAGGTCGCCCAAGCACTGAAATTGGATGACCATCTGGCCGGAAATACATTTCCCGAAACCGTTACGCTGATTGCACCGTTCGGATTGTCCGCCGAAGGGCTCCGCGCTGCGATATCCCCATACGGCGCATTTTTGTGCGGCGATTGATGCAGCCTGATTCATGTTCACAACAGGCTGATCGAATGGGCCGCTGATGTCATAGGCCATATCGACCGTTCCGTCGGCGCGACTTCCGCTCATGGCGTAGAAGTCGCGCTTAGTCGCACAGCCAGCCAGCAAAACCATGGCGCTCATAAGAAGTGTCAGCGTGATCTTCATCGCGTACTCGTTAAAACTGTAAACGTAGATATATAGCCCACCTCGCCATATTTTTCATGCCGCGGGCTCAGATTTCTGCGCGAATGATCCGATCGGCCGCTGCGCTCGCATCTGCGAGATTGACGACCCGGATGCTGTGCTTGTCGCCGAATGCCTCGAGGGCGCCCAGAGCGTCTGCAATGGCTGCCTGTTGGCCCGCGGTCCACTCCGCCATCACCTGGTTGCTCGACACCTGCACCAGCATCTCGTAGCGCTGGATGGGCACCATGTCGGAGGACTCCTGCAGGGATCGTAGGTTCTCCAGGTTCAGCAGATCCGATTTCGCGATGCGGGTGTGGTAATCGATACTGCGTGGCGTCGAGAGAGAAGCGAAGTTGGCGGCAATGCGCCCGCCTACAAAGCCGAAGCGCTCCTTGAAACGGGCATTCCCGTGGTGCAGCTCCATGGTGCGCCCGAAACCCGGGGCCAGCACATCGCGCCGCTCCTTGACGATCGAGCGGATGCTCCGCTCCCACGCTGAGGCACCGGTCCGCTCCTTGGCTGGCGCGGGAGCATCGCCGTTCAGCTGCAGGGCGGCCAGCATGGAGGAGGCGGCCAGGGCGATCTGCCGGGCTTGCTCCATGGAGCCAGCAATGCCAGAGCGTGGCGGCCCCAGCGTCACCGCCCCCAGGTGGGGCTCCCACTCGGTTGGCGCCGCACCGCCCCGTACCCAGCCATGCAGGTCGGCCAGCGCTGTTTCCGCCAGCCGGGCCAGATCCTTGCCGGCCCGCCCGAACAGGGTGGCCAGCGTGTCCGCCGGAACAGCGCTCAGGACGCGCACGACCTGCCCGGCCTCCTGCAAGGCGATCCCCACCGCGTAGCGCTCGCCGCTGCCCAGCAAGGGCTCCAGATAAATGGTCCACCAGGTGAACTCCCGGCCTTCATCGAGCTGGCGGAGCAGTCCCGCGGTCAGTGGGTTATCTGCTGAATTTCCGAGATTCCGATCCGGTGACATAGGAGTGAAACTGTGAGGTGGATACGCTGGCGAAGGAAGCATGTTACATCCTCCGGCGCCAGCGCCGGGCGGACCAAGCTCTCAATCTGTTGCCATGGCAGAGCTGAAAAATCGACCAGCTGGCAGTGCTCCATCAGCTCCTGCGCAGCCTTCCGCAACGCCATACGCTGGCTCAGGTTCAGCTGGACCTCATCAATCAGCCGGTTGGCGACCTGGACCGCCGGGTTCTTGAGCCCAAACAGGCGCGATTCCGTCATGGCCAGGGCCCGCCCATGGTCAATCAGGGCTATATCGTCATGCCGGGGCGAGTAGACCAGATTGCCAAGGTTGCGATCTTCGTTGGCGACCCATTCATCGAAGGCCACCGCCGCATTGAACCGGGTCCATCGTTGCAGGATGCGGGCGGCGCGCCCGGTGCGGATGCTGGATTCCACGGTAATGGCATCGTCCGCCACCTGACGGGAGGCGAAGGCCCAGAACCGGTGATCGCCACGGAACCGGGAGCCCTCGGGTACACGCCGGCCATCGACCAGGATCAGCATGGGCTCCGGGATGAACAGGCCGATGGCCCGTCCGAGCTGGGCGCACACCAGCTCCGCCAGCACCTGGTGGCTGTTGTCGACGAGCTTCACGTAGGCCTTGGTGGGGCGCTCAGTGAGGAGGGCGACAAGATAGGTTTCGGCATCATGCCCCTCACTGATAGGGGCGAGGTAGCTGCTGACGGCGGCGGTGGCCACCGGTTGGATCGCCCGCTCACTGCTCTGTGGCGGCATGTCGCTCGATCCGTGAGGCTATCGCGTCCAGAAGCTGCAGATCCTGTTCAGTCAGTCGTCCCTCCTCTGCGGCTTGGCCCAAGCGCTCCAGGATGGCTCGGCTCGTAGGGGTGGCCCGGCCCGCGAGATTCTGGATCACCTGCTGAGGGATGGGGACCTCTTGTTCTGGAGGGACTGCCTGCCGGCGTCCGGTAACCAAGTAGTCGACGGACTTGTTGAATTTCCGGGCCAAGGTCTGAAGCTTTGACTGATCTGGCCGCGCACGGCCTGATTCCCACTCCCTGACGGCGGATCTCGAAATGCCAAACCAGTCCGCCACCTGCTGTTGTGTCAGCCTGGCTTCTTGTCGGCACTCTTTGAGGCGATCACCTATATCCATAGTGCAGTGAAACTTAACAGTTGCCTGATCAGGGTTGCTGCCGTATCGTGTACAGCAATTCTGAACATGAGGGCCGGGCCAGAAGTGGTCAGTCGAGCGAAGGAGTTAAGGGCTGCAATCAAACGGGCGGGTGGTGTGACACGCGTGTCCCGCGAGCTTGGTCTGACGCGAGGGGCTATCTACGAGGCCATAGCAGCCGGCCGCCTGCGGGCTGAGCATTGCCCGACAGTGGAGCGACTTTCCGGCGGAGCCGTCCGCTGTGAGGAGCTGAATCCAGAGGTCGATTGGGCATATCTGAGGTCCAGTGAGGCAGCGGATGACAGCGCCATTTCACCCCAGGTCGCCAGCTGCGCCAATTGAGCGAAACGGCAATGCACAACCGCCCAACATCGTCGGGAGATCACGCAACAGGCTCACGCGAGGGTGAAAGCGCTCTGCTGTCCACAGCGGCGGCACCTGAACAGCGCCTGCTTGACACCGAGGTCGCCGAAGGTGGGGTCCGGCCGGTTGCCGGTGCGGTCGAGGTCGACGCTGCCGCAATGGTCGCAGGTGTAGGGCGAGGGCTTTCCCGCCTGAAGCTGCTCGAGCTGCGCCTTAAGCGCGGCATTCTCGGCCTGAAGATCTGCGCACTGGCGTTCCAGTGCTTCGTGTTGGGCTCGGACAAAGGCAAGGTGCTGGCTGAGGATTGCCGCCGAGCCACGCTCGTTGATCAGCTTCTCGAAAAGGTCAAAAAGGCTCATAGGGCATCCATGATGAATCCACCTGATGGTTGATTGTTGGCGCATTCAGACTATCAGGGATCGCGTCACCTGCGCAGTGGTGAGCAGCCGGGGCTGACCGGCACGTATTCGCATGCTCCCCAGGCCGACTGCCATCGGCCGCCTGGCAGGGCCGGCATATGCACCATGCCAGCAATGGGTAGGTGTCGTGTCGCAGGGAGCAGCCGAATGCGGTGCGGCGTGGAAAGGGTTGGGGGTTCTCGGCCGCGCAGACACGCTGAATGCCCTCAAGGGTGCAGTCAAACGCCGAGAAGCCGGATGCAGACAGTCCGGTGAGGAAGGTTGTCTGGGCAAGCACCTGGAGCCGGGTTAGCGTCCGGCCACCGCAGACCCATCCCCCGCTGCGGCGGGTATCCCGACAGGGGAACGCGCCCACGGGTTACGGATAGCGCAATGCGCGCGTCAGCGTGACAGCTCGGAGAGACGGGCACGTATTCGCATGGTGACTGCCCGGCCGTATCCCAGGCTGCGCTGAGTTGGGGTGAGAAGGACGCCAGCGCCAGTCACCATCCGAATGCGGATCAACAGGTAGCACAACAACCCCTCCACGGAAGGCACGGGGGAGACAAGGGGATTCCTCATGGGGTTCATTGCCCGCGCCCTCGCGCGCATCTCACAGAACCGACCTGCCCGGGTCATCGAATCGGGTGGGGCGCCATACCTCTATCGCATCTTCCTTTTTCGCTGGCGTGGCTGGAGCTGCTACCTGCACCACTTCGTATCGCCTGACGCCGAGCGCTGGCTCCATGACCATCCGTTCGATGGCCTCTCGCTGGTGCTGACCGGCGGTTACCTCGAGGAACGGCTGGCTGGGCTGGACTGGCCAGCGCTGTCCACCACCACCCGCCGGGTGCGCTGGTGCAACTGGATATCCGCCCGCAGCTTCCACCGCATCGCGGCACCCCGCCCGAACACCTGGACGCTGTTTCTGCATGGCCCCAAGCGCAAGGGGTGGGGGTTTCTGGAGTGCATGGACGATGCCGTGGTGTACCTGAATCCCTACGGCAACGTGGGCGACGAGCCGTGGTGGGAGAGCGCGCCGACCTACGGCGAGTTGCTGGCACGGGCCGAACAGGCCTCGCTGCAGGTGAGCGAGGTGATCCGCAACACGATGAACGACTACCGCTGGAGCAGTGAATGAATGGAGGGGAAATGCTGAGGAGCGATGTGCGAGTGGAGTACGGCCACGGGCTGGTCGTCGGCTACCGGGGCGAGGAGGGCGGTTATGTCCTGCCAGGTGGTGTGGTGGTGCAGAGCCGGGCCGTGGCGCAGCGCGTGGCGGTTGCGATTCACGAGGCGTTCCTGCGCCGCGGCTCGCGGCCGGTGCTGTGGAAATCCGATGCCCGCCGCCGCGGGGTGGTGATCAACACCTTCCCGGATCCAGGCCAATAAAAAAGCCCGCTGGGGAGGCGGGCTCAATCACAGAAAAGCAACGGTAGAGAGGTGATGGTAATGCTGGAGACAACTGTACGCAATGCCAGTGGTGGATTTATCCACAGGGGGTGTCTATGAGCGCCGGTTATTTCTCGGTGTTGTGGCTGCCGACCCTGGGGGACACGGTAATCATCCGGCGGACGGAGCGGAGCTGGCAGGGGGAGGCGCTGCAGTTCGAACTGTTCGCGGCCCAGTTCGCCGATGAGATCGAGCTCGGCATCCATGCGGCGCTGGGGCGGCCCGTCACCACGGCTGGCCAGTTCCAGGTGAGCGTCATGGAGGCTATCCGGGTGTGCCTGTCGGTCTACGGTGAGCAGGTCGCCCTGGGCCGCCTGGTGGATATCGACGCGGCGGATGTGCTGGATAGCGTGGCGGTGGCGGCGAAGCGCATCGGTGCGCACCCCGTCGCCCTCGGCAATGCCCTGGCCCATCTGTCCGAATTCTCCGCCCGGCACGCGCTCACCGCAGCGCGGGAGGCGGAGCTGGGGCGTCGGTCTGCCGATATTTCGGCGGAGCTGGTGCAACGCTGGAGCCCGCTGTGGTGGGGAAGCGAGGGTAACGTCAATGGCTGATAACCCGATCTGGATGCCCCTCTACATCAAGGATTACCTCAGCGACACCATGCACCTCACCACGGAGCAGCACGGCGCCTACATGCTGCTGCTGATGGCGGCGTGGCGTGGTGGCGGCGTGCTGCCGGCCGATGACGCGCAGCTGGCGGCGATCGCGCGGCTGGCGCCGGCGAGCTGGGCTCGGCACCGGGCGGTGCTGCGGGCGTTCTTTACCGAAACCGAGCGTGGACTGGAACAGAAGCGGCTGGTGGCTGAATTCGAGCACTCGACGCACATCATCGAGACGAAACGCACCAATGGGCGGAAGGGCGGCAGACCGCGAAAGGAACCTCCCAAGGAAAAGCTAAACGAAACCGAAAGAAAACCTACCGGTTTTGATTCGGTTCCTGAAAACGGGGATTTTGCGAAAGCTAAATCGAAGCTACGCGAAACACAACCACAACCACAAACACAACTACACGCTCTGAACACCGTCAGTGGGCTGGCTGGTGGTGTACCTCCGAACAGCGTGCGCGCGCGATCGCCAGCCAGCCCGCCGGGCTGTTTCGAGCTGCAGCTGGACTGGAAACCGGGACCGGATTTTCCGGAGCTGCTGCGCTTCGCCGGCATACCGCCGGACTACCCGTGGGAGGACGATCTCGGCGAGTTCGTGCTGTACCGCCGGGCGACGGGGGAGACATTCAACCAGGGCATCTGGGAGAAAAAACTCATTGCAACGCTGAAACACAACCAGGCCAAGCGCCTGCAGGCCGGTCGGGAGCCGACCCGCATCGATCGCGACTGGTCGCCCTCGGCGGAGTGTGTGACCGGGCTGGCGTCGCTGGGCATCCCGCGGTCGTTCGTCGCCGACAGCGTGCTGGGGTTCGTCACGTTCTGGCGTGAGGCGGGGCAGGCCAAGCACTCGTGGAACGCCGCGTTCATCGACCACGTGCGCAGCCGCTGGGCCGCCGCACCACCGTCCCAGCCCGGCGGGTTCGAGAGCCTGACCGACACGTCGTGGGCGGCCGGACTGGTGCTGGCCGATGAGCCGGAGCCAGGGGCGCCGCGCGCCACCGTGCACGCGCTGGAGGCCGCCCTATGACGAACCCGATGCAGACTCAGGTCGGTGGCGGGCATTACCGCGACTTGGCGATCCAGCCAGCCGAGTTCTGGATACGCAACCAGCTGCCTGCGGGTGAGGGCGCGGTCGTGAAGTACCTGACTCGCCACCGAAGCAAGAACGGCCGCCAGGACGTGGAGAAGGCCCTGCACTTCGTCGAGATGCTGCGGTGGTGGTATTTCGATGCGCCGGATGACCAGCGGGCCGTTCCGCTGCACTGGCGGGGGCAGCGCAACTTCGTGATCTCGGCTCGGGAGTATTGCGAGCGGAACCGGCTGCCCCCGGAGGAAGCGGCGGCGATCGCGCTGGTGTGCAAATGCAGTTGCAGAGAGCACTTGGACGTTGCGCTGGCGCTGGTCGACCAGATCCTGGGACGGGATTACGTTTGCCCATCGCCGGCGCCTATCGCCCCAGCGCTCACTGACCGCGACGTGCTGTACATGGCCAAGGAGCGGCTGGATGACTTTCTCGGGGTGCTGCGCGCCTCGCCTGCCACGCAGGGTTTCATCGATTCGGTGCAGCTGACACGCGACCTCGTCGCCGAGCGGTGGCGCGGATGAAGCGCCAGCCCGCCTGGATGCGCAAGGCATCCGCCAAGAGCTCCACCCAGGCGCTGGGCCGGCTCAAGGCCGGCGCCATGAACCAGACCGAATCGGCCTACGAGGGCGAGCTGCTGGTGCGCCAGCGTGCCGGAGAGGTCGTGTGGTACCGGTTCGAAGGGGTGAAGCTGCGGCTGGCGGATAACACGTTCTACACGCCGGATTTCGCCGTGATGCTGGCGGATGGGCAGCTCGAGATGCACGAAGTGAAGGGCCACTGGACCGACGATGCGCGGGTGAAAATCAAGGTGGCCGCGGAGATGTACCCCTTCCGGTTCATCGCCATCCGACGTGAGCGGGGCAGCTGGCTGGTGGAGGCGTTCGATTGAGCATCCGTCGCCGACTGGCCGAATCGCGCGATCGACTGCGCGGCAACGGCGCGGACGGGCCCTGCCGTGCCCGCCTGACATCACCGCATTTCTGGGAGCTGGTGCGGGAGGTGGGTGGGCTGCGCAATCTCCAGAATATCGACAACTGCTGGGGCATCGATGGGATGCCGATTGATGTGATCGCTGAGATTGAGGTGGTACCAGAACCATGACGCAGGCAGAAAACTTGGACCTGGCACGGGAGATCGCGGCACTGGAACAGCACCTCGAGGCGGAGAGCTACGACGATGCACTGCTGGAGCAGGCAGAGCAGCTGCTGGCGCGGGCGTTCCGCCCGGCCGAGCCGCTCACCTTGTCGCCCAGCGACGTATTCACTGGCGGGCGACCACGCAGCGGCTCGATGCGGCTGAAGCGCTGTTCCCGCAGCTGGACCGAAATGGTGCATGCGCCGGAGACGCGCCGGGCCCACTTCTCGCGACCGCTGCTGCAGCCGGGGGCACTGGAGGGGGCCCGGGTGATGCGCATCGTCAGTGAGCTGCCCGAGTCGCAGCTATGCTGGCTCCGCCATGTGTTCATGCCGGATGGCCCCGCTCGGCAGGAGTACAGCCAGCGCTACCAGGCGACCTTCTGGCGTGAGTTCTGCGCCGCCTTCGATATCAGCCGCCTCGATCGTGTGCTGCTGCAGCGCATGGCGGTCACTATGGTGCAGTCGTTCGGCAGCTGGCGCTTCGACTACCTGATCCAGACCACCGATCTGTGGGAGCTGTTTGGCGCCAGCAAGAGCAACTGGAACCAGCGTTACGCCCCACATTGGCGAACCATGGAGCGGTTGCTGGCGCTGCACCACCAGCGCTGTTTGATGGCAGTTTTGAACGCGGCTTGACAGAGCGGTCAAAAGTGGCCACTCTCGGCGCCAATTCAGATACGTTGCGCGACGTGTCACTCAACAGAAAGCCTCGCCATTCGGCGGGGCTTTTTCGTTTCCGCCCCCCCAGAAACCCGGCCTCGCGCCGGGTTTTGCGTTTCTGCCCCCAGTGGCGAGGCAGCCATGACCCGGAGAACATCTGTGCCCGAAAAAGACCCCGGCTTCTGGTCTGTCGTATCGGCGTGGCTGACTCTCCATGCCCCCGTCATCTACGGGGCCTGCATGTCCGTAGTGATCGCGATGCTGCGTGTGATTTACAGCGGTGGCGGCGTCCGGCAGCAGCTGCTCGAGGGCACGATGTGCGGCGCCATGACCCTGGCGGTGGTGGGCGGATTCGATCTGTTCGGGTTGCCCCAGTCTGCAGCAGTGTTCGTGGGCGGCGTGCTGGGGTTCTTGGGCGTTGAGCAGGTCCGGCACCTGGCCGCGAAGTTCATCGGGGCGAAGTTCTCGTGACCCTTGGCCAGCGGCAGCGCCGCTTTACGCGTCTGGTCGGGCTGCTGATCGAGTTTGCGTACCAGCGCGGTTATGAGCTGACGTTCGGCGATGCGTACCGCGACCCGCGCGTTCATGGCGCTGTAGGCCAGCGGGTCGGCTACAGCTCGGCGAACTCGCTCCACAAAGATCGATTGGCGGTTGATTTCAACCTTTTCCGCGCTGGCCGCTACCTGACCCGCACTGAAGACTATGCCGAGCTGGGCGAGTACTGGGAGTCGCTGGGCGGAATCTGGGGCGGACGGTTCAACGACGGCAACCACTTCTCGCTGGAATACGGCGGACGGAAATAATCATGACGACACAGCAGCGCATCATCATCGCAAACCTAGCCGGCATCGTCGTGTTGGCGCTGGGCATGTATGGCATCAACGTCGATGCCGAGACGCAGAAGTTGATCGTCGGCGGCCTCGGTGCCATCGGCACGGTGATCAATATGACCATCGTGCAGTTCCGGAGTAGGCAAACCCTGCTCGCCGACGAGATGGATGCGTTCCATCAGCGCGAGGGCGGCTACGTGCGACCCTCGCTCTGTTTTGCGCTTGCTGCGGTGGTGATCGTGGCGACGGCGCTGTTCTCCGGCTGTGGCCATGCCCCTGAAACGCCACGGCAGGCCATTGCGGCGAGTTATGTCACGGTTGAGACGGTCGCGGATGCGGCGGAAATCGCCTACCGGGACGGTCACATCGACGCCGACCAGCGGGCAGTGATCCGGGCCGACTTGCAGTCCGCAATCGAAGTGCTGGCCGAGGCTCGCCGCATCGAATCTGCCGGCGGTGACGCCGCCGACAAGCTGCAGTACGTGCGCGCGGTGCTGATGTCCGTGCAAAAACTCCTGCCCGAGGTGCCCCATGAGTAGCGCCGCCGATGCCGCCCTGCTGGTGGCCCGCCTGATTACCGCCCTCGACGCCGCCATTCGGCTCGCCAACAACTCGGCGAAATACCGCGCCCTAGTCGCAAAGGCCGTGGCCGATGGTCGCGATCTGACCGCCGACGAACTCGACAGCCTGCAGTGGGATGCGCAGGCCGCTGTAGACCGCCTGGGAGACTGACATGATCATCCGACGTACTCGCCTGACTGCCGTCATTGAGCGGGCGCTCAGCGCCATCATCGTCCTCGCCGTGCTGGCGCTGGTGCTGCTGCCGCTGATGGCGCGAGCGGATGGGCCGTATGACCTGACCGCCACGTTCCAGCCCCCTGCTGACGGCGGCCCGGTGGAGGGCTACCGGCTGTATCAGGGTTGCGACAATCTCGCGCAGAAAACTCTGGTCGGAGAGGTCCAGAGCGGCCAGACGCTGTCCGGCGCTATCCAGGTTCAGGGCGTGCACCATTTCTGCGTAGCGGCATACAACGCGGCGGGCGAGGGTGCTATCACGGATGTTGCCCGCGTCGAGATCGACGATTTCGACCCGGTGCCGGGCGCTGTGCAGAACCTGCAGATTCAGGTCTCCTGCGATGCCTCCTGCAACGTCACGGTCAACCTGCAGCCCGCGCAGTGATTTATGAGACTCGTTGCCGGCCTGTGCGCGCTGCTGCTCTCGCTGGGCAGCACAGCGGCGACGGTCACGGCATCGTGGGATCGGCCGCAGACGAACACAGACGGTTCCCCGGCGGTCATCGACGGATACCGGATCAGCTACCAGTGCCAGACGAAACAAGGCACCGCGCCGGCCACAGCAGAGCAAACATCCCGCCAGCTGGATGTGCCGGACGGCGAGCAGTGCAGCGCTTCGATGGTGGCGTACAACGCTGCCGGAGACTCGCAGCGGTCCAACGTTGTGCAGTTCTCGACGCCTCCGCTGGAGCGCCCTGGCGCCGTGCGCAATCTGCGCATCAGCTGGTCAGAGCGCGGGCGGGAGCCTGATATGCCGCGCTGGATCGACTACGTAGAGCTGACGCCGCCCGCATACGGCAGCTGGCAGACAATTGATGTCTCGCCGTATCTGTCTGGCCCTAACCCGGCGGCTGTCACGGTCTGCATTCGCCACACGGCGGTTACGACCACTCGGCACACTGCAGCGGTGCGCAAATACGGCCAGACCACCGGGCTCGGCAACCGCAACCTGGAGGCCGGGCACAACGTCTGCACCACCTTAGGCGTCGACGAACAGGGGCGGATCGAGGCCAGCTTTGGCGCCGCTGAAATCCGCATGTTCCTCGTGATGGAGTGGGGCGCGGAGCATATCGAGGTGCCGACGAGCCCATCCCGATTGTGCCGGCTGCGTGGAACGTAGCAGAGACCGTCAGCGCAGAGCCGCTGTCCGTCAACCCGTTCAAAATGCTGTTCTTCGAGGGGTCGCTCGGGACCGGAGGCGGCATCCAGCGCACCATGGCGGTCTACCCGTCAGCGCTGGATAACGACGCTCGATTCTCCGGCGTTCTGCAGCGATTTGGCTACGACGCGCAGGGCGTGTTCCTCAACGAGGCCGAGGAGTTTCGGTACCGCCTCGAACACAGCTCGATGGCAATGCGCGTCAATGCGGCAGCCTACGCGGGTGTCGCGGCGCATCCCGAGTGGGAGGCAGGGTTCACGTTCGACGCGGACGGCGAGTGGCACGTAGTCGACCTCTCAGAGATTGTGCCCTCCGAGGCCGATGTCGTATTCATCAATTTCGACCGCGCCTCGTTCGTTAACGGCCCGTTCGGCCTGCGCCCGGTGGGCAGCAGCGAGAGCGTGGCGGTTGAGTGGACGGATCAGGGCAACGGCTCGATCCAGACTATCCGCTGGGCTATTCCGGTCAAGCTCGACGCGATGAAGCGGATCGAGGCGCGGGCGAGCAATATCGGCAATAACTGGACGGTTGTTGGGTGGACCGTGGTGGGCGATGCGCCCGACGAGACCGTCATCAATGCCGGCGCGGAGCAGATCATCGCCACACCACTGGCTGTATCGGTATCGCAGGACAGGGCAGTAACGGCACGCGCTGAGGCCATCGCGCTCTCCGCTGCGCCGGCCGCGCTGTCGTCTGACCGGGAGATCGCAGCATCGCCGGAGTCGCTGCTGCTGGCTGAGACAGCCGCATTGGTTCGGCAGGCCCGCAGCATCAGCGCAGGCGCTGAGGCGCTGACGGTCAGCCCGCGGCCCGCCCGAGTCGCCACAGATCGGGCTATCCGGTCAACCATGGCCGCGGCGCAGCTGTCTGTGCTTCCGGCCACCGTTACCTCGGATCGCGCCATTGCTGCACGGGCCGAAGGGGTTGAGCTGTCCGCCCATCCGGCGCGCGTCGCGGCAGATGCAGCCGTCACGGTAGGTATTGAGGCCCATGAGCTGCAGCCCCGTCCGGCCAGCGTGTCGACTGGGCGCGGCATCACGGCGCAGCTCGAAACCCTATTGCTGGCCGCTGCGCCGGCAGCCGTGCAGGCGGACACAAGCATTGCCGTTGGTGCTGAGGCGCTGTCGTTCTCGGCCCACGCCGCCGATCTGACACTGGGGCTCAATGTCCGGGCGGAGCGGATAACCCTCGGCACCCTGCTGTCGGTGGTATCGAGCGAAAGGGCGCTGACGGGTTCGCTCGAAACGATCCTGCTGGAGCCCGCACCGGCGAGCGTGTCCCTCGGCTCCGCCGTTGGGGCTCAGACCGAGCGCATCGAGCTGGCTGCCGAGCCTGCCGCGATCACGCTGGACGTAGCTCTCGACGCCACGCTGCAGCAGCTCGCGCTGTCGTCCCTGTCGGCCCAGATCGGCCTCGGCGCGCACATCGATGCTGCGGTAGCGAGCCTGACGCTCACGCCGCATGGCGCAACGATCACCATCGAGGGCGGCATCAGGGCGCAGGTTGAGCAGCTGATGCTATCGCCCCTGCTGGCCAGCATTGAGGCCGGCATTCCACCCATCGCCGCGCCGGGCCTGATGTACACCCTGCCGGGCGCCCGGCTGAGCTACGCGGTCAAGGGCGACCCGCTTCATTTCACGATGCCGGTGAGCCGGCTCCACTTCACATTCAAGGGGTAGCCGCGATGGCCGCTGGAGACATTACGTTCTTCGACCAATGGCTGGTCGATGTGCAGGAGGGCCTGCACGATCACGAAAACGACACGTTCAAGCTGGGCCTGATCACTACCGCCACCACGCCGACCGGTGCAACCTCCGATCCGCGCTGGGGCGCAGGCGGCGGCACCAACCTGAGCAGCAACCAGGTCACCCCGGGCGGCAACTATTCCAGCGGTGGCCCGACCATCGCCAACCCCACAGTCACCCTGTCAGGCGGCGCTGGGGTATGGGATGGCGACGACATCTCCATCCTGCAGGATGCCAATAACCCGGCTGGCGCCCGCTGGGGGATCATCTACAACGACACCGATGCAGGTAAGCGGGCGGTGGGTTTCGTGGATCTCGGCGCAGATATCGATCTTGCTGCCGGGGACTTCTCGATTACCTGGAATGCCTCCGGCATCTCCACTCTGAGCAAGGCGGCCTGACATGGCATACAGCGCAAAAATCAACGGCAGCGCCGGCATTGATCGGATCATCGGGCGGGTGCAGCGCCTGCGGGCATCCATCGAAAAGGCCAATGGCCGCGGCAACACCGAGCGCGCCGCCAGTCTGCAGGCCGAGCATGATCGCCTGATGGGCGCCGTGGAATCGCACAAGCAGGCACTGGATGCCCTGTAATGGGAGCCATCGCAACCAAGATCCGGAGCATCACGACGGATGAAGTCCGGCGTGTGTCGGTCGATATGTCCGCGCTGCTCGACGACTCCGAAGTGCTGGTTGCGCCGCTGCTCGTGCAGGGTGACCCGGCGCTGGTCATCACCAGCACGCAGATTAATGACGACTCCATCAACGTTAATGGGCTGCAAGTGCGCGCCGGTGCAGTAGTGCAGTTCACCCTGCGATGCCAGGTGGCCGATCGTTACTCAATCGAAGTTCTGTGTTGGACCGACAGGGCACAGAGGGTCGAGGGGAGGATAACTGTCGATGTCGTACAGACACTATTCCCGGCGCCGTGAGTGCTGCCCCGGAGCGGGCGGTGTTTAAAGCGAGCATCGATACCCAGGCGCTTGCTTTACTGATGGACGATGTCAGCCGCCGGCAGCTGCCATTCGCTGTGGCCACGGCGCTGAACAACACCGCTTTCGCCGTACGCAATGAGTGGAAGGCGGAGATCGGACGCGTGTTCGATAGGCCTACTCCGCTGACGATGAACGCTGCCCTGTACAAGAAGGCCACCAAGCAGAAGCTGGTCGCGGAGGTGTTCATCCGGGATGAAGCCTTCAAGGGCACTGCGCCGGTGAAGTACTTCGCGCACCAGGTCGAAGGCGGCCCCCGGAGCATGAAGCGATCGGAGCGATGGCTGCAGCACAAGCGTCTGCTGCAGCCCAATCAGCGCTGGGTCGCTGGCCGTGGGGCAAAGCTCAACCAGTACGGCAACATCCGGCCGGGCCAGATCACACAGATCCTGTCGCAGTTGGGCGCGCAGGCGCTCGATCCCATGCAGAACCAGACACCCGTCAGCAAGGCCCGGCGCAAGCGCGGCCGCCGGCGCGGAGGCGAGTACTTCGCCATCACCCGGCAGCGCGGCAGGCTGCGGCCCGGTGTGTACGAACGGGTCGAGTTCGGGTTCGGCAGCGCTGTGCGCTCAATCCTTTATTTCACGGAGGGTGCGCAGTACCGGCCTACGCTGAAAACGGAGGAACTCACCAGCCGGCTGTTCGCCCGGGAGTTCCCCGTCCAGTTCGACAAGGCGCTGGCGCGCGCTCTCGCCACTGCCCGGCGGTGATGGCTGACTCCGGGCGGGATGCACCAGCATGGTGCGCCGCCCCTGGTCGTGGGTCCTTCCCGGCGACTTTGCCTGTCGCGGGTGATTCGGAC